GAGGTTCCTGGAAAAAAGGACATGACTCGCGGCGAGGTATGGAGCAAAGAAGAGCAGAGGTGGAAGCAATGGCTGATGTCCGCAGAGGCGAATGAACTTCTTCGTCTGGTTAGAAAAATCCAGAAGTATAAAGAAAAATTTGGCGAGATTGATTAATGCCAGTAGCTAAAATAGAGATTGGTGATTGGACCCCCGATAGGGGTGAGTGGGACCATAACGGTCTCTATAAGGTATATGGCGCTGTCAATACGGCTGGTAAATGGGTTCCATCTCCTGGATTCATTCCGGTCGCCAATATTGAGTCAGCTCCGCAGTCGATCTCGGATGTAAGGGGTCTGTGGCTTCACCATCCAACTTCAGGAACTGAAGATCTCTATGTTGGATACAGTTCCTCCACACACCTTCGTCTGTTAAGCATTGCTTCTGGGGTTAAGACTGACGCAGGCGCGACAATTGGAGGGACTCCCGACACGACATCAGGTTGCCAAATGGCTAGCTATGGAAACTACATCTACTACGCTACTGGTCATAGCTACGATATAGCTCGCGGGACTCACAATTCTGTGACAAACAGCGTTATCGTTTATACGTCTCCAGACTCATATAACCCGCGCCCTCGATATATTTCCACTATCAAAAATCATCTGTTGCTTGGAAATGTACGGATTGCGAATGCGCCAGCGGACGCATCTCTTACCGCATCGACAACCTATCCAGAGCTCGTCATGTGGTCGGCCACAGATAACCCATTGAGATACGGAGACCCAAGCAGCACGCCATCGGCAACCCTGCTAGGAAGCGACTATCAGCATGTTTCTGATGGGTGTGGTCCGGTTACAGGGCTGATTGGAGGTGACTATGCCTACATTTTCAAGTCGAATGCGATCTGGAGAATGGATGGACCTCCGTGGCAATTCAGGCCTGTGGTGCAGGAGTACGGATGCATCTATCCAAACTCGATCTGTAAGTATCATGACATGGTGTTTTTCTGGGGACCATCTGGCGCATCTCTAATTCAACAGGGAAATATTGCGCCAGCTAGCCAGGCGTTCACAAAGGCATCAATGGCATTTACTGACTCGCTGAGCACAGAGCTACAAGACTATCTTATGGAAGCGCAGCCTACTCTCTTCTCATCCCCGTCTGCGCCAGTCCGTCCGATTGATATTTCTGGATGTGTTGACCATAAGAATGCTCTTGTTATTTGGACGGTTGGTGAGACCGCCGTATCGAGCGGGACAACGTTATTCCGCGACACGCTGGTTATCGTCTATGACATTAACACTAACCAGTTCTCGTCGTTTAGGGTAAACGGTAAGCTGCGTTTTGTGAGGTCTTTTCCGAAGAGCACGGTTACGTCACACGCCGTGAATTGGGCTGGCAGCGACACGATGCCACACTCCATCATGGAGGATCTGTTTGCAATTGGCAGTATTGGGAGCGTGTCCGCTGGTACCCATACACCAGCAGCGTCAGACTCAGCGGCCAAACTCCTCATCCCGTATGGTGACACAACCGATTCAACGGTTGCTTATGGGACGTTCCCGTCGCAGTGGGCCCCAAGGTTTATTTGGCCGTACAACCAGCTCACAGATGCTGGAAATACTACAAGAATTACTAGGCTGCGCGTTCCGTTCTCGCTATCAAGGAATGGCACCCGTCCGGGTGACGGAGATCCAGATGGGAAGATTGTCATCACTGCGACAATTCGCTCAAGATCTCGCGGCGTAGACAACTACCACGAAACCACAGGGACTTATGATTCAAGCTCTACGTGGCAGAACAGCGAAGGATGGATTGATTTTCCTGATGCTGTGTATACAACCCATCACCAGCTTGATTTAAAGTTTGAGGCTTACGAATCCAACGCATCTGCGTCTAGGTGGATTTCGCATCTTCGTGATTTCAAGTATGTAGAAATCGAATACGAAGATGGGCCGATGATTGGGTCGAGCTACATTTCCTGATGATTACGCAGTTTAACGTACCGTACCCTCCAAGCAGGGATAACATCCGTGTGCGGACGGGCCCGTCGGCTACAGGGATGCCGAGCGAGGCGGCTGAATTCTCCCATTATAATTATTGGGTCCCGGCACCATTGTTTGTCAACAAGGTTTCAGATTCATGCACCGTCATCACAAACGCTATCACAGGCGGGTATAACATTCCGCTTAGAGTCTTTCCGACCGGAGTTAGCTGGGAGGTTTTCTATTCCATGCGTCGTCCAAGAATGTGGAGCGACGGCCAAGTCACAGCAAGAATTTGGTATACTGGAAAGCTGGACACAGGGAACGAATCATACATTGCAACCACTCTTGCTACGTCATATGAGCAAGATGGCGACGTGTTGTTCTCGTCACCTGTTGTTTCGTACTTTGCCGCGCCTACCCCAGACGTCACCGGAGAGCTGATGATTCTGCGTAGTGACAACCCACCAGAGGCTGGCATTGGGTACATAGAGGTTACAACCGAAACAGACATTGTCTCGCTAGGCATTAGGCGGGCTGGGAACGACGCCGCAGATACTTATGCGCACGACTTTCTTTTAATTGGAGCTGAGTTCGTATACCGCCCAAGAGCTTATGTCAAGGACGGTCTACCGACCTGGCAAATGAAGGAGTAAGCATGGCAGATGCTGGATTGTTTGATGTAATCAAGAGTGTCATTGACGGGAATGATTATGTTCAGCCTCATCTCTATAACGATGAAGATTCAGTTCTTTTCCCAGACAAACTTGGATGGAAGCACGGAAGGAATATCCCGCTTGCCGCGCTAGTGCTGGCTTATCGAGCCAGGCTCCTAAAACACGACACCGGAACGGCCTGGACTCTTACTGATTATAGAAATGCATGCCTTCGTTATTGCACAGAAACAGGGATGGGTCATGGGGAGGAGTTTAGTCGGATCTATAGTTACTGGCATCAGGTAGCAGTCTCTGCTATTCGTAAGCTTGCTATCAGATTTAATGACCCTCGACTAGCAGATGCGGCTTACGACTGGATTAAATCGTATGCCGGTTTTCTCGGTATAACATCATGGGATCGTTTGTGTGGATCAAGAAATAAAGAGAAGTATGACTCAAAGCTTGGCCCTCATGTCATGGTGTGCGATCAGTTACCAAGGCGTGATGAAGTTGGGAATGTCCAGTTTGGAAAGAGATCGTGGAATTTGTGGGACGACAAGTCTACCGGGAAGACGCGGTGGGTACACCTTGATGATGGCGGTATGTATATCGCAATCAATAACACACTAAAAGACTTGTTGCCAGAGGATAGGTCCATTGTTGTTTCTGCTTTCAAGGGAGAGCCTAAAGCGCTGCAAACCTGTCTGTCTTGGGCGAAGAATCGACTGCCGAACAATCATTACATAATGGCACGCTGGAGTGGCGGCATGGCTTTCTGGTCGCCAACGTCATCGGGTGCGTCTACGGCTCCAGGAGAGCTGTGTGTTATTTACAGAGTGCCAGGTCGCAGTTATGACGACATCATCTTTGCGGCAACTCGGTACGGCTTTCGAAACGATTTTGATACAGACGCAACATGTAATTACGACGGCGAAGTCTTTCATCTAAAGAATAATAAAGGCAAAACGCTACAGGTCTCAAGACCTACCGGAGAATTGCTGTTCTATCTTGAGATCAAGGACAAGATGGTAATAAAAGAATTTATCAAAGGGGCAGAAGAGGCACTACAGCCACCAGTAGAATACAAACCTCCGGCGATAGATCAACCGCCAATGCGTCCAAAGAAAAAAAGTCTCATTGAAAATATTATAGACTTTTTGAGGTCTTGGTTTGGATAAGCGATTTTGAGAATGTCTGAGTTCATGTTACCATTTTCTGGTTGGTGAGGAGTCTATGGCCGCTACATTTGATTTGCTGTTTAAGCTCAAAGGGGTACTGAATGGCGAAGAGGCCAGCATAGGAGAGGACTATTCTCCATACCAGGTCTCAACATCGGCAGACATTAAATTTGAAAAGATTGTTAGTGTTAATGATTCTACGGCCACAGAGATCGTGACAATTGGGAGTGGTGAAGACCTCGCGTCGGCAGTCGCGCTTGTTATTATCCCAACCGTATCTGGAGCGCTGGTGTGGTCAACATCGACCGCCGCAGACAACTCAGCTATTCAGCTACGCGCAAACTTCCCGTTTATCTTTCCGACAGGAAATTCGTATCCTTATCAAACAACTCTTAGCAACCGCGCCGACGAGACAGCCGCAGCTATTGCAAACATCTCCTTCTATCAGACTTCTGGCAGCGCAGCGAAGGTGCATATCTTCGGGATTGGGTGACATAAGTGGGCGACATGGAGATAACACTTTCAAATCTGGCAATTCGAGTTGATCGTCACGGAGAGCGGATATCAAGGCTTGAAGAGCGCTCCATAAACGACACTGAAAAAATCGATGGAATTAAAAGTGACATTCAAGGAATTCGTACCAACATGCAGAAGATGGTAGATAAACAAGCTGCCATTATGGAGCGCAGGTGGGAGAGAGTCCTTGACTGGGGGTTTAAGATTTTTCTTATTCTTTACTTTGGCAAGTCTTTGATTAATTAATTTATTTGTTGTATCATACGCTTGAAGGAGTAGCCATATGCTTGGTGGAATGACATCGACAGCCTTTCCAGAAGACGGGAACCTAACCGGAAGGAATGGTTTGTCGTTCCGGGTCCCAGATAGCCTATGGAGCATCTTGCCTGCACTCCAGCGAGCCAACCTGACAAACGCATTCTCTAGATTCGGTCCAAGAGGCCTCTCACGATACGCACGGGGCCAACCATGGGGCGAGGATCTAATGACTGCGCTTCAAGGTGTGTTTGGAAATAAGATTCGTGGATACGGAAGCTATCTGAATCGCGGCAGGGCCGGCGATCAGCAACTTCGCGCTTTTGTTCCTAACGGATATCAGGCAACACCGCAACCAGTGCCAGCTAATCCTTTTGCTGGTGGAAATATTCCTCCGGAACTGTTGGATTTTGTTCACGTAGTGGGGCCAGCAGGCACTATGGGAAGCGGTCCGATACCAAGTTATGCACCGCAACCGCAGCCGGTACCTTACGTTCCGCGAGGATATCAACCAATGCCAACGTCACCAACATCCGGTGGTGGTGGCGCGCCAAGACTCGGAAAGCCGTCCTATAATTCACTTGGTGAAGATTACGGCCAGTTGGTAATGAATCAACTGCTTGGCAATAGTTACAACTTTTAAGGAGATACAATGGCTAAGAGCAACTTCATCGGCAACGAATCTCCGCTACCGTCTCCAAAGGGCCGTAGCGGGAGTGGCGTAGATCACTCGATCCCTAAGGTCTCTGGGAAGGGTGGAATTGCTGGCAGCGGAAAGGACGTCTTTCCACCGTCGAAGTATGAGCCTTCTTCGGTCGCAAAGTCGGCACCATCAGCCAAACCAGAAGCTGGCGGCAAGCGCAACCCGCCAACGTTCGGTCAGTCCGCATAAGGATATTTGCGGAAAGAGCCTAAAGGAACAACTCGGCGCCCCCCAATGTGGGGGAAGAAACAGTTCCTAGAGGATCTTAAAAAATACAGGTCTGCCAAGGATGTTTGCAGGATACACGCAGAAGATCTTGCAAGCATTTCAGAATCTACTCTTACATGGCGAGGCCTGTATAACGACGTTTGGAGATGGAGGAAGGTTGACAAAGCATTCGATGCGGAAGTAAGGAGACTTATTGTGCCTAGGACCGGAGGCAGGCCGCCGAAAGATGGCGGAGACCACTCTTGGGAAGACAAATTCTGCGAAGAGTTTTATAGAACAAGCGGGAATCTAGGGGCTGCTGCAGACGTCACCCCGTATTCAATCAGCCAGATTATGGAGTTCTTGAACGAGAACTCCACCTCATACAGAAAAGAGTTTGCAGAAAAGTTCTCTGAGGTTAAGTTCAGAATTGTTGGGGAACTTCAAAGTCTGTTTCTTGAACAGAGAAAGCTCGATTCGTACAGCACTCTTGAGCAGGCGAACATCGCAGCCAAGAAGGCGTGGGTGTCGCTGAAGGGTCTCGAAAAACTCCATCCGGCGTTGTGGGGAAAAAAGAGCGAGCTGAATGTCCAGGGGAGCATCAAGCATCTCCATGGAGCGCAGCGATTGCTTCCACCAGAGGAGCGCCTTGCTCAGCTCTGGGATGAGCAGAAGCAGTTCTTTGAGCGCCGAAGAGAAGAAGCTCTTCAACTGGCCGACGGTAGGCACAATACGGTTACGGCACAACTACCACAACAGGAAGAGATTATTCTGGAAGCCGAAGTGGTCAATGCAGCTACAGAAGTTTAATAAACTATCGGACTACCAGGAGAATGAGAAGTGGCTCGATTCGTTGAGGTTAAAAAACCGCCTCGACTGGATGGACGCTGTGCGTTGGTACACAAAAAACGATCTGTACTACTTAGCTCGGTACGTAACAACTTTTGGTAGCGTTCCGCATTCTACATATGGAACTCCGTTTCTTGAGCACCAAATCTATGTTGACGCTTGTCGTCAGTATGAAGAGCAAATAGCTCTAGGTACGAGCCTGGATCATAGCTGCAGACGCAGCGGGAAGAGCGAGCTTAGGAGTTGTGTCATCCCAATTCACATGATGATCAACCATCCAAATATCGCCATGGTAATCTTCTCCGTGCAGAAAGATCTTGCACAAAAGCACCTGGTTCGTATTATGAACGAGCTAGAAAAGAATAAGAGATTGCAAATTCTTTTCCCCGAGATCTTCTGGAGCGACCCAAGAAACGAAGCCGCTCATAATGGCGTCTCATGGAGTAAGACGGATGGATTGGTCATTCGCGGTAGAACAATGAACCGCTCCACCCCGACGATTGAAGTTGCCGCCATGTTTGGTGGTGGGCCTGTCGGTAGCGGTTATGACGCCATCTTCTTTGACGACATTGAGAACTCGGCAAGGGTAGCTACCGCCGAATCAATTGAGGATCTAGACGCAGCCTACTCGACAGCCATCTCCTTGTTGACTCCGGTAGTCCTGCCGTCGCCGCTCATCGTGGTCAGCAACACAAAGTTCTCAGAGATTGGGTTGGTTCAGAGAATTCATGACAGATACAAAGCCAAGAATCCAAGGATGGTGCGCGGTGTTCCTGGAGAGGATCTTGAGGACGTCACTGATTTTACTGATGAGTTTTATACTGGAGAAGGTCCTCTAGGAAAGAGGGCTGTTTACCCAAACACCCCTGACGGATTGGCTCTCCGGTACGAAGAATACCCAAACAAGATTGAATACATTCTTCAGTATGGATTGAGCTATCGATCCGAACATGACAGAGCCCTCAGAAGGGATAAGATTCTTTATTATGAAGAAACATCCAGAGAGCTAGCTAAGGACATGGTGACGTATCTTTGTATTGATGCCTCTCGCGGAGCGGTTGACCCAACATGTATGTGGGTGTGGGGGCTGGCTCATGACAAAAGAAAGTTTTGGCTGGATGCCGTTGTTAAAAAGCTTGATCCTGCGACCCAAGAATTCCATGACAATGTATTTAGACTTGCAACAATGTGGAACGGTCTATCTAAATACATGGCTGAGATTAGGGTGGAGGATACTGCTAGTTCGACATGGACCGAGTTGATCGAGCGCGAGCTTAGGTCTCGTGGTTGTTACATTCCGGTGGTGAAGGTTAAGGTGTTTAATCGGGGCGGAGCGCGCAAATTCTCTTCTGGAAAGATGGACAGAATTTACGATCACTGGAGTCCAATGCTTAATCGCAACGAGGTTTGGTTCCCGAAGCCTGCAGCAGAAGGCGGAAAGGGAATCATGCAAGAAGAGGACGGAAAAAACACCGACCTGGTTCAAAGATTCTTCTCCGTAGAATTCGATAACTTTCCAAGGTCGAAACACGACGACATGCTAGATGCTGGCGGCATGATCGAGGATGAAAAAATTAATGAATCTAGGCCGTTGCAATATCCTGGACCTCCAGCCAATTTGCGTAATAGATCAGGATATCGTACCATTAACCCTTATGGTGGTGGCTCCACCTGGATGAGTGCTTGAGGAAATAAATGGCGACGATTACACCAGCTATATCTAAGAAGGTACTGGAAAAAGTTAGGAATATTATTTCCGAAGGCGCTTCTCATTGCGAAGACAAGCATGCCAGGCTGGAAGAAAATCAACTCTACGTAGGCGGCGAGCAATGGAAGAAGGGCGATGTAGAGCGTCAGCGCTTGCGTGAACGCCCAGCCATCCCATGGAATAGCGTCTTCAAGATTGTTAATTCAATCTGCAATCGAGAGGTTGTAGAGCGTTTCTCTCCAAAGGTGTTTGGTAGGAGCGAAACGGATCCAGGCTTAGCTAACGTGTTAGACGAGACGTGCAGGTGGCAGCGTCAGATCTCCATGTCTGAGCATTACGAGTCTATGGCGTTTCGCAGCGCCGGGATTGGTGGATATGGCGTCATGCACAAGTATTGGTCGCCTGTCGCTATGGGCGGAGATGGCATGATGCTGGATGAGGACGTCCCTCCATGGGAAATGCTGTGGCCTGCACGAGCAAGAGAAATGAATCTATCAGATCGTGAATGGCACGTACGCGGTAAATGGATGGGGTTAGACGCCATTGAAAGCCTATGGGGCGACACGTCAAACAAAATCAAAAAGAAGATTAAAAAAGTAAAGAAAGAAGCCGAACAAAAGTTTGGCGGAACCGCATCTCCGCTTCCGGGTGAAACGAAAGGAATGTCTGGTAGCTGGATGGGGTGGAACGTGGTCGCTAGTGGAAACTGGGTGAACACCGCCACTCGTGAGCTGTTTGTAGCAGAAGCCGAGTGGAGGGAAATCGAGTACCAGTACCGCGCTGCGGTCCCTGCAAAGTTTGACCAGTGGGCTACGTTTATGTCTGGTGCCGAGCCGTTTGGGGTCGCAGATCCTGAAACTGGAGAGATGAGGCCATTCACTCTGGATGATTACATGATGCTCTCGGATGAGGAACAGCGAGAGATTCAGTACATCGTCATGTCAGAGACCGTTATTGAAAAATTTGAGACTAGGGAAGAGCTTAATATCTTTGCAGACAGATACGCCGAGTTGTTTGGTGTTGAGTTTGACGATGTGCATAAACAGGGCAAAGAGACTATCCGATACGCTGTTGTGATTGACGACGAAGTAATGAGCTATGGCCGACGCCCATGGGGATTCTCTTACTACTTCATCACTGGATTCCCAATTGAAACGCGCAATGGCATGGACTTCATTGGCGTCGTAGATATTCTTAAGGGTCCTCAGGACTACAAAAACGCTCTGCTCTCTAACATGCTAGCCATGTACATGTCGTCACCAAAGGCTCCGCTCTTCATGGAGAAGAGTCTAGCTGGAAATGTTGGTGATCTCGCAGATCGCCTTGCGTCTCCATCTCCGTTTATTGAGTTACCTGACGGCGCGTTACAGAGCGGGAAAATGCAGTTTGGTGAGCAGCCATCATATCCTCCAATGCTTGAGCCGCTTCTCAGGCTGGCCGACATTGGGCTTGAGACTTCTATGGGGATGGCTGACATCTCCTCTCAAACCGACCTGCGCCGAATCTCCGGCAAGGTTGTGCAGGCGGCAACAGCCGCTTCCAACGTTGTTGTGGCGATTTTGTTTGACGCTCTTAGAAAATTCAGGAAAGAATACGGGCTATGTAATGTGAAGTTTATTACATACATGTTCCCATCTCCTGAGGAAATTTTGCGGATTGTTGGAGAAGAAAAGGCAGAAGATCTATCCAGGATGGCTGAGGGTTGGGGTGACATTCTAAGATACGACATCACGATTGATGAACAGCCGGCGTCTCCGACCGAGCAAATGGAAGCGGTTGATTATCTCACGCGAACAGGGATGCTAGAGCAGATGTGGATGCGTGGCGATATCTCGACTGAGGACGTTCTTGATTTGATGCCAATCATTCCGGAGGCGAAGAAGAGAAAGATTCTCAAGGGCAAGACCCAGAGAGAGCAGATTGCGCAGCTTCAGGCGATGCTACAAGAGAACTCAGAGTTCTCAAACTCTCTTGTTCAGATGATCCAAAGCTCGGAAGGTGGAGAGGAGTTGCTCGCCTCGTTCCAGGCTATGTGGGAACAAAGACAGAAAGCCAAGCAGGTTCAGCAGCAAGCTGGCGCAGCCCAGCAGTGAATAAGTCCATGGCGATAACCGCCATGAGGCAAATGCTAGAAGGGGTATAAATGTCCAAAGAGCAGACGAAGCAGGGATTGGGGTTTGATCTCCCAGAAAATGACAACAAAGACATGGCGATTCCTGATCCAATGATCGCCACAGAAGAACCGCAGAACACAACCTCAGAAAAGCCCGACGTAGATACACCAGAGGAAGAAGTAGAAAAACCAAAAGAGGACGTGAAGGAGAAGAAGTTCGAAAACCCTCAAGCGCGTGCCCGCATTCTTGAGCGCGAAAAGCGGCAGCGTGACGACAGAATCCGCGATCTTGAGATCGAGCTTATGCGCGTTCGCGAGGCGATGTCTTCTATCGCACAGAAGAAGGAAGAGCCTCAAGAGGACGAGCCTGATCGCTCCGATCCGCTTTCCTACCTCATGAAGAAGATGGACCGGCTTGAGAAGTCCATTGAAGAATCCAAGAAAGAGGCCGCAGAAAAAGTCAGCGAGATCAGCAACGAGAAGCTGTTGTCGTCTTATGACGCTGAGCTTCGAGCGGCAGTTGAGGCCAATAAAGAAATTATGCTTCCGGCAATCCAGCATATCGCCATGGTTGTCGAGCGCCAGACAATGAAAGAAAACCCCACGCTCAAAACCAATGAGATTAAAAAGGCTGCAGCCCAAAAGGTTCTTGCAATGAAGTTACAGTGGGCTCGCGAGGGTCGAAACCCATTGGAGGCCATGCTAGAAGAAGCAATGGATTATGGATTTAATCTTCCGGAAATCAACCAAACACAAGCACAAGCTGAGCCCGCTCCAGCGCAATCCGGCATTGTCAAGAAAGAACAGCGGCCGTCAAGGGAGGCTAAAGAGTCGGTAACCGCAGGTCTTGGCGGGGTAACCGGCGCGCCACCGCAGAAGTTTACAGTTAAATCACTGTACACCGCGAAGAACGAACTGACCAGCGAAACAGAGCATTATATGAAGATCCGTCAGTTACAGAATGCCGGTGTTCTTGGGCGCTCAAGGACTAGTCGAGCTGGCTTGCCGACGCTTGCAGAGCGCCTGCCTGGCAAGGTTCGCACGATCTAATTATGGAGGAAGTAAAGAAGTGCCCTGGTTGCGACAGGGCACTTCCTCTTACTGAATTTGGAAAAGATTCCACAAGATGTGGAAAGCCTCGTCGTTGGTGTAAGGCTTGCGAGAGCGAACACACGAGAAACCGACTGCTATTAAAAAGATATGGAATATCCCTGGTAGAATACCAAATCTTATACGCGAAACAAAATGGAGCATGTGGAGTCTGCGGAAATAAATACGAGTCTTCCGGAATCGGTGGGCTTGTTGTAGATCATGACCACAACAGCGGAGCGGTTCGTGGATTGCTTTGTCAGAATTGTAATAAATTTTTAGGGCTTGCGTTTGACTCTCCAGAATTACTGCAGAAAGGAATTGAATATATCAATAGACACAAAACATCAACTTGATTCTACGTTGTATTTTGTGTAATATATAAATACCGCCATTTAGGCGAGGGCCTCCCGTAGTGGCCTGATCTCCGAACAACTACGAGTGCCAAAGGGCTGATTGCGTTGGAACTTGTAGAGTTTATTAACCAAAAGGAGATACACTATGGCAGGTCAGGTTCTTTCCCTTAGTGATCCTGAGGTTGTCAATGCGTGGGAAACCGACGTAGAGCTAGAGACTCGCGCACTTGATCCACTTCTCGATCCAGCGAACGGCCTAGCCGGTCCAGAAGGCAGCGGTGCCCTAATCATCCAGAAGGACCAGCTCGTTAACGAGCCTGGTGCTTTTATTGTGATGAAGCAGGGCTATCAGCTTGAGGGTTCTGGTAAGGCTAAGGATGCCGTTCTCAAGGGCAATGAGGAAGCATACAAGACTGCGACACAGAATGTGTACGTAGATACACTTCGTCATGCCTTTGCTGTCGCCTCCCCAATCACCCAGCAGTGGGTGCCTGAGGACGTTCTAGAAACTGGCAAGACTCTTCTTGGCGACTGGATGGCCCAGCGTCTGAGCTTCTCGCTCCACGCCCATGCCACTGGTTGCGACTTTATTACTCTTGACCAGTATCGTCTGAACAACACCATCAACGCAGTAAATTCGTCTTACGTTATTCGTCCAAATGCGAAGACCGCTGGTAACCTAACTTCCAGCGATACGTTTGACGTTGATCTTCTCAATGAAGCAGCGATGTACGTCCGCGCTCTTCGTCCGAAGATTCTCCCGGCTTCGACTCCTTGGGGTCCGAAGTTCTGTGTCTTTATCTCGCCAGCTCAGGCTCGCGACCTTCGCAAATCAGACACCGTTTGGTTTGCCAAGATGTCGTCTGCTGCTGCTGGTGGGCAGATCGAGATGAACGGTCTCTATACTCGATATCTTGGTCAGGAGCAGGATTTCCTGATTTTCGAGTCGGACTTCGTTCCTCCTGGCTTTAATTCGGGTGGTACTGCCTTCAAGGACAAGACCGCTCGCGCATGGATCGGTGGAGCTGGTGCTCTTGCTCACGCTTTTGGTCGCGGCTATCGCTGGGCTCCTGGCTTTGCTCCAAACCGCTATCAGTGGGTGAAGGACAGCGAAGACTACTCGCACCAGAACTCGATTGGTGTCGCCACCATTTCGGGCGCTGTGCGGCGCCGGTTCCAGAAGCCTGGCGAGTCTTCGGCTCGTGAGGCTGGCGTACTCATCCTTGAAACTTATGCAGATCGTGGCAACATCGGTTCGTCCGATATGTATCGTGACTGGATCGCTGCCGGCGCGACTGTCGATTCGTAAGGAGGAGTATACATGGCTACTTACACTACTGCCGCGTTTTCTGATCCGCCATACTCGATGCCCACTGCCGGTGTGCATCAGGAGCGTGTCAAGCACACACTAACCGCCGCCCTGTCTCAGAGCACTTCTGACGTGCTTAAGATCAAAAAGGTTGCGAAGGGAATGGTTATCATTCCAGAGCTTTGCTCGGTCTTCGCCGCCGCAGATCCAGACAGCGGCAACAACGCAACCCTGGCAATGAAGCTGACCGATGGGACTACCACCAAAACCATCATCGGTGCAGAGAACTTCCAGGCTGCGAACACCCGCATCGTCCCTGACGCAGCGGATATTGCGACTCTTGGATTCTTCCAGGTCGATAACGACGACTACTACATCTACCTAGAACCAGGAGCGAACGACATCGATTCCGGTGCTGTTTTGTTCGTTACCTTTGGCGTCCAGGCTGTTGGTGGTCGTTCCGAGTCGAGTTCGTAATTTGTATGGCAAGGGTGGCCGGTCTCTTTTTGGGGTCGGCCACCCTTGTTGTTTTTAATAAAAGATGAGCGACCTAGCCTCCCTACGAGCCATACTGAAGTCTGAACTTCATGTGGTTTCTCCATATGTGGATGCTGCAATTTATACAGCGCTCAATAAGCTACGGTCAGAGCCTCTTGATTTTAATGTAGCAAAATACGATCTCTCCCTGTCAACAGATAGGTCGAGCTATCCGCTCCCGAAAGACTTTGTTGGGTTGAGGGGTCGCGTTTACTGCACTCCGTCCGGGCAATCTGACAGCGCCCGCTACGAGATCTCTCCACGTTCTCCAGATGAACTTGAGAAGTACAAGTACGGAATTGATGACTATCGTGGCGGAGAAACAATCGGCCAGCCGAAGTGGTATGCAATTGATCACAATGGAAGAGAGTTTCTTGTAGCTCCGATCCCATCCGAGCAAGGCGATAAGATCTACTTCAAATACACAAAGGATCTTGGTACGCCGAAACTTTCTGCATCCGTGACAGCTTCTACCCCTCCGAACTCGGCTACAGCCACAATGACATTGTTGTCTCCGGATGGAGGGACACTGGAATCTACGTTCACAAATGCATGGTTTAAAGAGGGTTTTGATGCGGTGAGATCGCTCGCTCTCTATAACCTATATGCGCGATGGCATAGCGGTGGGGAGAACGCATCGCAGAGAGCCCAGATCTATCTTTTGCAGCACGTCGATGAACTCCAAAGACTGCGTGGCGAATCTGCGCTAAAGCAATCTGTCCGTAGCATTAGAAAGTATTTGTAAGGAGAAGCATTATGGCATGGGGATGGGTTATACCGTTAATGATGGCCTACTCCGCCAGGGAGTCGGCAAAGGCTGCAGGAGAAGCGAACAAACCACAGTCTAGCACTGTGACTCGAAATCCGTATTATGGCGATACGATTTCTAAGCTGCTCCCATATCTTGTTGCTCAACAGCAGAAGGTATATGAGTCAAGACAAAAAGCATATGGATTCAACCAAACAGATGCTGGGTATGGCAACATCTCCGAGCTGATTAATAGGTTGTTGAATGGTGTTAATGCCAACAGCATCATGGCTGGCCGTAACGTGCAGGATGGAGGGGGTGCCAACCTTCAGGATGGGGTTGGTAGTATTCTTGCTAATCTTGGAATGAAGGACAGGGTTGGTACCACAAGCGGCTCATACATTCCTGGAGGCGTACGAGGTCGCGAGTCTCGCCGGATCGGCTGGAGGCGGTAATGGCCCTGTTGAGTGGTGATCGCGTTTTTGGGGAGCGGTTACTACAGAATACCGCTACGGATACTCCTGTTGCGCAGCCAGTGCCTACGACAACCACCACTACGGTAACAAAGGCGCCTACGACAACTGACATGGTTGCGCAAGATGTAAATAAAACCACAACCACAACTCCGACATGGAGCATCTCTAAATTTACATCATTCATTAATTCAGACTCGTTGATGCCATCGACAGGTAAAACCTGGATCACCGATGTAGCCAAAAGAGCCGCTGCTGGAGATGCAGCAGCAATCAAGGCTCTAAACGAATCTCTTCCAAAAATGACCATGTCTCCAGAGACAAGGTCAAGTCTTTATTCTCTACTAGGAATTAAGCTTCCAACAACCACGACCACCACGCCAAAAACCGGCAGTGGCGGAGGAGGCGGCACTAGTGGTGGCGGTGGCGGTGGCGGAGAGGGTAGCAGTGGTGGATCTGGTGGCGGGACATACGGCCAGGCAAATAGTCTTATCACACAACTGATGGGCGGAGACTTCACGTCGCTTCCTCTATGGGCAGAACTAACCGACCCAGCTCGCAATGATCCGTATACTAATCCGGCGATGCAACCGATCATTGACGGAATCCAGAGAGAGATGCAGGAGGATTGGCTTGGAGAGCAAGCTGCGCTTGCAGAGCTGGCTGAAGCCGGTGGTAGATATGGCAGCGGAACATATCTTGCTGCTAGGTCTCGCGCAACTGAGGAGAGTTCTGAGGCGGTAGCGGATGCTATTTCTAGGCTACTTGGTGGGGCCTACGAATCAGAGCAACAGCGCCGTGCTGGACTGCTTGGAAGCGCAATGGAAGCAATGCTTGGTAGCGCTGGTTTGGCGTTCAACGACAAGGCTTCGCAACGCCAAGCAGCGGCAGCATCTGCAGCTAACAGACTTGCGCGTCAACAGTTTAACTTTTCGAAGAAGATGCAACTTGCAACAGGTCAGCAGGATGCGCTTTCTGATTATCTTGGATTGCTTCTCGGCATCGGAAGCCTTGGTGGAACGACAACCACGAATCAATCAGGCGGCGGTGTCCCGGCAATGGATCCAAATGCAGCAGCAATCTTAGGGCTACTTGGTGGTGCAACGCAATCTGGTGGCGGGTTCGGTAACACTGGTGGGATTAGCTTTGGATCCAAAGGGACAAAACAAGACACATCTGGCGATCTGGCCGTGCCTGGAATGACATAACGGAGCGATCATGTCTATTATTGATAAGATTCTAGCAGGATATACCGGGCAGGCTTACGAAGATCTACCAGAGCAGGACTATAACGTTGCCAAAAAAATGGCAATGCTACAGTTTGGTAGCGCTTTAGGTGCTGCTGCAGGTAGCGGCAATTGGATCGATGCTAACAAGATTTTGTCTGGCGCTATTCCGGCTTCAATTGGATTGTTTCAGAATTCACTCAAGGCCGCAAATGAACGTAACATTATGGAAGAGGACAGGGAATACCAGCGCGGCATGCGTGAACGACAAGACCGGCTTACAACAATGCAGCTAGAAGAAGCTGAAGAGGCAAAGAAGCAGCAAGAAGCACTGAGAGATGCGGCTCAGGAGCGGGCCGTTGCGATGTATGAGACCGCCGATAGCGCGCTCAGTCAGGCTGTCGCGTCTGGGAAGATGACAAAAGAGCAAGCCGAAGCTTCAATGAAGCGTATCGGTATGTATCTGGATCTTGCTAAGAAATCTCCAGACAATGCGTCGCTGTGGGATCGGGTTGACAATACAATCATCGACACGATGGCAAAGAGTGGAGCAATGCAAGAATGGCTCAATCAGCAGAAGAAGCTCCAGGAAGCAGAAGCTGCAAGCCTTGGCATGACCCTAGAAGAGTGGGTAGAGTACAATAACGCCGTTGCTCAGGAAAAGCTAACTGGAGCCAAGCTTTCAAACGAGGGGACTAGGGAGTCAAACCGAGCAGCTAAGGCATGGGCGTTACGTCTGGAGGGTGGAAAAGGTGGCGAAGGCGCTGAAGGTGGTCAGCCTCCAGTCTTTGGTCCGTTCACTCAAACCGGACCTAACCGCTTTGTTCGTACGCCATCACCACCAAGGGATCAGATGGTCGAAGACGCGATTCGTGGTATTGCTAAGATTAAAGATGACGAACAGGTTTGGTATGGCCTTCAAGCGCTCGCTTCAAATCGCATGGAGGATAGGGAGCTAATATCTCAGATTCTTAGCCCAACACTTTCTGCTTTTGGTATTAATCCATCAGGAAAAGATGGTAATTACACAAACGAAGATGCAGTGAAAGTCATGAGACTCATTGCCAATCCCGCTGAGGCTAGGAGATTCTTTAGTGGTGTGGTAGACTCTATGAACGCTGGCATTCCTAGGGTTGGTACGCCAGAAGCTGCTGAGCGGGTCAAAAAAGCGAACGAAGTCAGAAAGGCTGCAGGATTACCACAGCTACCAGATCACCAAATGATTGCCGACCTTGTCAAGAAGGGAATGTTGATTGAGTGAGAACTGGCTTAAGGAGTACGCCTCCACACTTTCGCCTCTTCCAGAGAGCTACAAATTACCAGAAGAGGACTGGTTAAAGACATACCTCCTAGAGGAATTACAGAAGGATGGCGCTGAAAGAGGTAGCTATCTAGCGGCCTCTGGAGCTTTGCCCGCTCTTGGTAAAGTGGAGCCAGAGCAGCCAACTATATCTCCTTTCTCTCAAGCCGCAGAGTCAACCCTTAGGGCGTTGATTCCTGATTTTATTGAAAAACAAAATGAGGATGAGGTTCCAGTAGGTACTTTCGGAGCGGCGCTAGACACGGCGGTGATGTCTGCCGTACAGCCGTTTATCGGAGCGGCAGAAGAAGTTGGTATGCTAACTCCTGGCACCACCCAAGAAATCGTACAAGATATTGATAAGGATCGTGTTGCGATTGCCGCAATGTCCGATTCTCCCATAACGCAGATTGCTCTGTCAGGAGCCGCCGAGTTGGCTGGCGGCGTCGCTCCTGGTTTTGGCGCAGCCAAGGGCGTAATGAAGGCGGCGTCTGTTGCTGGGAAGTCTGCAAAAGAAGCCGCCAAGATTGCAGCAAAGTATGGCGTCCCGACAGAGGCGATGCTCCAGGGGTACTTCTCTTCCGCTGGAGTGCCATGGAATGAGCGCTGGAAAGTAATGGCGCTATCCGGCGCAATTGGGGCGGGTGGTGGCGCCATGGCTGTCAAGGCCGCTGGAAGGCTGCCTGACAACCTCCCAAAAAAACCAACACCAACAGACACCACACCTCCGGCTCGCGAAGTCTCTACTTCAGATTCAATTCAAGCAATCAGAACAGAAGCTGCGGAGCTTAGAAATGTAGAAGCTGCGGAGAGGTTCGCTAGAGTTGCTACTGGAGCTGACGTTCTTGATCTTGGGGTTGATGCGCTAAGAGGTGAAGAGCTTCCAATAGAAGCAACGACTCGTGACGGTGGCGACAAGATCGACACCATACCGTCCAGGCTGATCGAGGACTTGGCGAGCCGAGAAATGACCTCCCCAGAGGCCGTTAAAGCTAGAGTAAAGGCTGGCGCATATGCACCTATGGTCCCAGAGCTTCGCAAGGCAGAAGCCATTCTGGCGCGTTACGAGACCATTCTACGCGACGGAGGGGAAAGTCTTACCACCACCCAAATTGATGAATTAATTGAGTCTGGTATTAAAGGGCTGGGCAAGGCGCAAGCAAACCTTAATGCTGCCACACTGGCGCTAGCTGATGTTGAATCAAGAATCCAAGTTGAAACCAGTCTCGCGAATGACGGTAGTTTAACCGCGAGAGTTGAAGCTTCTCTCTCCGATGCGGCACAGTTATTCCATAAAGAAAAAGAAAGAATCCTTGGCAATCTTGACAAGGAGATCTCAGCGGTTAGAAAGTTTGCCGAAGAGGAGCTTAAGCGAGTCAAGGAGTTTCAAGAAAAACACGGTGATGTTGCCGAGCCTGCCGGTCGAGATGGCAAGCCACTCAAGAGTAAGTTTGCCCAAGCTGAAGACGTAGCTCGCGCAAGGGCGGAAGATCTTATCGCAAAGGCTGAGCAGAAATACAGAGAATCTGTAGACAAGATTACATACGATTCACCAGCGGCCAAGGAACTTAGTAAGCTGTTTTCTGCGAGAGATAAGATCCGCGTTGATATTGAGCTTGCTTCCAAAACAATTCAGACTCTTGAAGAGGGCATCGCCGCTGCTGAAAAAGCAATCAATTTTGATGGCGTGATTGCTCGTGGCGCGGCTCTTGGGATGTCGCCTGGAGAGTCTATTATCGACATGGTTCATAGAGCAGCAGACGAGCGTCTTGCCCAGTCGCTTGCAGATGAAGCTGAGGCGCAAGCATTTCGTGCTCTGGGGATTGGCAAGAAGGATCTTCTCGATATGCCAATCGAAAAACTTGTCGAGATGAGAGAGAAAGTCCAGCGCGATATTGAGATTATGCAAAACTCAAAGCCGTATGCAGAGCAGCTTTGGGAGAGAATCAGAGAGACTTCCACGGATGATTCAAGCGCTGTTGCAAGGCTAAGAAACAATGCCGCACTTGCTGAGATCTTCAGGAAGGAAGACGCTGGCTTTGACGCTATGGATAGCTGGTATCGCGAGCGCAGTTACGAGCGAAACTCGTTGAGACCAGACACGCAAGGAGATAGTCTACCGCCTCGCCAAGCTGCGGACTCACTATCTGAGTTTAAGGATGCGACATTTGCCGTTCTAGAGAAGGTGAAGAACCGCGCTTCTAACGAATACAGAAAGCTATTTAAGGCCAAAGATCAGTCGCTTGTTCTACCTGACGGGAACATTATCAGTAAGGAAGATTATGTTGCCAATCGGGTGGCCGGTGTTAGAGAAGCCATTGATTCGACATACACCACAGCTCTTTCGGCCATGGGTAAACAGTCAGAACAGGCTGTTATCCGAACGATTGACTCCATTACAGACTCCATGCTTCGTCAACACAAGATTGATAAATCAACTGTGGGCTTTCGTGGAGGAGTGTTTGAGAATGCAAGGCAGCTTCGTAGCGAGGCTGGCGTATGGATGGATCAAAAGCTTGGGGGGAAGGGGCTTAGCAGTCTTACAGACGCTGACATGGTTGACTTGGCTGCAAAAGCCAGAGACGAGCGCGCTCCAGATGTTGTGTTTGAATGGTTACTCGCAGAACAAACTCGTCGCGCAGAGAATCGTCCGTCCACTCCAAGGATTTCTCCCTCTACGGATTCTCCAGACACACTGGTTGCCTTGGCGGATCAGCGCATTCGTGACCGCGTAGGCTCGGCCGCATCAAGAGACCTTGCCGGAGCGGAGCGAGTCAACGAAGAGAAACTAGGGATTGCGACGCGAGCCGGCAGGCGCATTGAGCGCTGGGCCAGAACGATGTTCGCCTCGAATCGGCGGCTGGTTCCAGGCAAATATTGGCTACTTACAGTCGGCAGTACCACAGAAGATGCAGTAATGGATCTTGCTAGTCGTTCCGCACGAGGTGAACTTCGGCGTCGCCTTGATGGCGTGATGTCTGGAAGGCACATTATTACGGAGCAGCTAGCTCGAATTGCTGCTGTTGCTGACCGCGACTTAACCGAAGCGATCAGTGGTTATATCCAGAGGCAGCGAGAGCTTGGTAATAATATTTCTGAACAGCAGTTCAGACAGCAGCTATATGAAGCAAGGGTGACCGGGACAATCGACAAGATCGCAGATCCGGAGTTTCTAAAATTCTATAACGAAGTATTCGCTCCATTTCATCGAGACATGCAGGAGAAGGCCGGCAGCTTGGTTAGTGATCCATTCGACAGGGCGAAGATCACCCACGAAATGGACAAGTATCTACATAGGCGGTATGCAATCTATTCCGTCAAGGATGCAGCATATAAGCAGATCGACACTACGACGGATGCCTATCGCAGATATTTCAGAACAAGAATGGTCGAAGATTACGACACGTTGAGAACGGAAGCCTACAAGAATCATGCACAAGATCTTCGCGGAAGAGGTCTTAATGAGGACCAAATCTCAGAGTTGATTGACATGTTCGTAGAGAACAGGGTCCATGGCGAGATCGAAAAGCTTGTGCGCCAAGGCCTCAATCTCCACGACAGAACCTTTGGCAAGAAGGTTCTTGGGGAAAGCGACCCGGACTATTTGAAGCAACGCCAGATCGAAGACAATGACCTACGAGAGATCCTTGGAGAAGTTAAGGACATCAAGTATTCCGCAATGTCGTTTGCTCACGGGGTGGCGCATGACGTTGGGGCTTTCGTCCTGAGAGCAGATTTGATGCAAGCGTTCCGCGAGGCTGGCATGCTACATGACAAGCCGATTTCCGGATACGCTGTCCCAATTTCTAGCTCGACTCTAAAGCAGATTGGCGATACGGGAGCATATAAAGCTGTTGATGGAGAGCGTGTACTCTATACATCGCCAAGGGTCGTGTCTGTTCTGGATGCGGTGTCAAAAGCTGGTGACGAATGGGATCGAACATTTACAAGGATTGTTGGGAGAGTTAAAAGCGGGTTTGTTCTAACCCCAAGAAACGCGATTCAGCAGGCCGTCGGCGGTCCAATCATGGTCGTTAATTCTGCTGGATACAGGGGCGTTCTTAAGCTGCTCCCATGGAATCTTGGGAAATACATCCAGGCTTCAAAGGAGCTGTCGTTCCCTGGTAGCGCTGGGGTCGAAAAGCAAAACTGGATAACTAAAGTCCTTGGCCTAAGAAACAAAGAAGAAGTTAGAGCCATGGCCGACGAGCTTGCCAAATACGGGCTCACAAGAGGAAACGAATACGCCTACGAGATGGAGATGTCTTCCAGGCCGTCCCTTGTTAATCCCGAGCTTCGACGCGAAGGATTCTGGGGAGCATACGACAAGACAGTCCACAAGCTTGGACAAGCGTGGAAGATTGCCGACGTAGCCGCAAGGGCAATCGCTTGGGTTTCAAGGGTTGAGCGCGTCATGGCGAACGATGGCGTCAGCGTTCCAACCGAGCGCATCAAGCAAGAGGCTGCAGCTTACGCCAAGAACACAACGCAGGATCCAGACACTACCCCAACTATTGTAAGAGATCTTGGAAGATCGCTCCCAACTGCAGGGTTCCAGAGCTGGGGTTATCAGATGCTCAGGAATATTTCTTTCACGTATGGGTATGCACTCAAGGATATCCTGACTGGCATTGGGCATATTAAAGCTGGACAAGCTGCCAGAGGCGGAAGATGGATTGTGTCAGGAATTGGTCAGGCCGCAACTATGACCGTTACCACATTCTACATGTTCAACCTTTTTGCTCGTCGCAACGAAGAAGAGGAGAGGCAAGCAGCAGCAGCGGTCGATGTCCTTTGGAGAAACAAGAGGAATTCTAGAATTGCTCTTGGGAGCAAGATTCCAGGACTAGAAAAGCCAGCTTTCGAACGCGTTAATGGCAAGATTATCATGAATTACATCGACGTAACTGGACTAGACATCCAGTCGTCCACGAAGCGCATGCTTGTATCGCTTGCTAAGTCCGTCGAAAACGAAGACCCATCGGCCTTTATCGAAGAGTTCACCACTCAGTACCTGCAACCGTCGTTCTTTTTGACTGCATCTATGGACCTGGCTGGACTAGAGCCAGGAAAGACTACGGCAACGCCGCAGCCGCGCTCTACGCTTGGGAGTGAACAACACCTAATGAATATCCCTGTAACTGGAGGAACAGTCACGACTCAGGGAATAGCCAAGGCTGTTGGCAGGGTGGCTCCAGGCGTTGCTAGGTTCGCAGTAGACACCATGATAGACCCGGCTTTGCGCAAGATTGCCGGTCCTGAGGCCGGCATTCGCAGGCTAGACCCACAAGATCCAATGCAGGATCGGGCAAAGTACCAACTCTTGTCGCAGGGAACTGGAATCCAGGCTGCATCTGTCGATTACGGGAAGATGCTTGCTCGCAGATTCAACGAAGAATATAACGCGAACGCCATCTGGATTGGGCAGATGCGTCGCGAGTGGCAATCGGCCAACACGTGGGACGCACGAGTTAAGGTAATTAACCGCTACGAAAAAGATTGGGATAAATTCTATAAGTCAATGACGCTGCGGGCCGAGAATGCATACAGCACAGGCGCGGTTAACCTGATCGACATGGGACGAATTCTTGGGAGCAAGTACGGAGAAGATCCAATCACAGGAGAGAAGGGCTACAAAATCAACGGCGGTATCAATGGAAGAATGAGGTCCGCCCTGCAGTACGGTATGCCATTGACCCTCCGTGAGTACCTATACAGTCTCAAGAAGAATCAATGAGAACCTCAGAGTTTGGCAGGCGGCTCATCAAGGAGCATGAAGGGCTCCGCCTGTCAAGATATAAAGACCCTGTTGGGAAGGATACTATCGGCTGGGGACACCTCATCCGCGAGGCAGATAACATTCAAAACGAAATTACACTAGAAGAGGCTGAGTCTCTTTTGGACGCGGACCTACTCAACGCGGAAGGAGACGTCCATAAGCTTGTCACCGTTGAATTAAATCAAAAACAATTTGATGCCCTAGTTTCATTGGTGTTTAATATTGGAGGTGGTGCCCTTGCCGGCTCAAGAAAGACCCTTCCAATTATAAACAGCGGAGAATATTCCAAAGTTCCACAGGCTATCATGTCGTGGAATAAGGGCAGGAAAAAAGATCCAATTAGTGGTACAATGAAGCTTGTTGAACTGCCTGGATTGACCAGGAGAAGGAAAGCTGAGGCGGCTCTGTTTGCCGAAGGGACAAGGGAGATGTTTGGTGCGTGATGAATCATATCAAAAGTTTGTCTACGATATGGCAAAATGTCACGATGGCGCTTGTTTCTGCGAGCTTTATAGCAGCCACACTTGGGTACGAACCAGCCGTAAGAATGTGGATTGACGGTTGGGATGGGATCATTGCGTTCTTGGGGATCGGAGTAGGACTGAAAATGGCCCAAAGATCCACAGAACGATATATCGACAGGAAGTATGGGTCGCCTGACAGGGGAATCGTGGGGGACTGATATGCAGAAGTATGATTATTTTGCTGGTATGGAAGGGCTCCGCGAGGAGCCGCGAGCAGATGTCCGAGAGGAAGTATATATCCGACTTCTTATGCGGATGTTTAGTATGACGCGTGATGAAGCCAAGAGAGCCCTCGAAGTCAACGGCGGCGTTGACAAGTTTGCCGCTCTGGTAAACAAACAAACTCCAGAATCAGCCTGGAAAAATCTTCAAAAGGCAGCCACGCAGCTTGAAGCATCACAGGTTTCTGGGTTCGATCCGGACATGTACTAATGTTTGAGAGGCTCGCTGGTAAGGCTGCTACACATCTAATGGCTGTCGTTGTTGGTGCAGCGATGGCTATTGGAGCTGTTTTCAGTTGGTACTCACCAAGCAAATCTCAAACTCTGTTCCGTATTGTAGAGCGACCCTACGTTGCAGATATGAGCGACCTTGTTAGAGACGTCCCATCCACGTCAATTCCTGTAGAACTCAAGGTTTTAACTCCAACAAAGAAGCAGGAGAAAAAGCTAGAGAAAAAAATTGGAGGAGAGCTTCCTGCTGGAAAACTATTGAGCGTCAACGAGATCAAGGCTCTATGTGATGGTGGATGGATTGTCGTCTCTCTGCCAGAGATTGTTGTTGGCGAAGAGGGCAACCCCATCACTCCAGAAGTAACCATCTATCCAGGGAAAAAGAAGTTCTTCCAGCTTGTGAACGAGTGGGAGGTTGGATTAGGATACGGTCTTTACACTGTAAGTGAAATTAATATACAGGGGCTTGGACGAAATACTACTAGGAGCGCTTATCATGCTAGGGTACAATATACACCCTTTAGAGTAGGCAGACTCTATCCAAGTTTTGGGTTGATAAAAACTATTGGTACCATAGATCAACTTTCCTTCATGGTTGAAATGAAAGTGGTGTTTTGAATAAGACAACACAATCGCATAGCTTTTTAAATTCTGAAAAAATTCTTGCAGCTTGTCTTTCGATAGTCCTTCCGTTTGGACTGGTGTATGCGAGCTCTCATGCCAGTGTATGAAAATCTTCCCGCGCTTTTTGTCATATAGGTCGCGCTCAATGTAGCACTCAAACAATACCCAATTTGGCTTGCCTGGATTAAGACAAATATAAAAAATAGAATTAGAGCCAACAGCTACAGATATGTGGCGATCTGTTACCCCTGCCCAAGTCTTATACGCCGAAATCATCGATAGCCACCGACCGACACATAAGCCGTTTGTCCTTTATTACTTTGTGGATTCTGTCCATTCTTTTTTTTGTTCTAACCCTGAACCTACCGCCTCCATAATATTGATAAGTTCTTTCTTTGTCTTTAAAAAAATCAATGACCACCTTTGGCCCTTCTGAGAAGGGGTAATGATATGTCGTACGCAGACGGATGATACTAACGCCATCGGCTAGAATGAGGCAGTACGATGACAGTTCTCCATTTCTTGCATTGCTGCAAACTTTGGCGTATTTACTCTTAGTACCTGACAATTTTACCCTCCCAGTTTGAGTGCCAGATAATGCGTTCGCTTACTCCGCGCGCCTCTAGTTTCTCTTTACAGTGCTGGCATGGCCTAGCCATGGTCAGTCTCCCTCGCTTTGTCCATCTCAAAACGATGACTTCTTTTATTTTCCCGCCGCTCCTCTCTGCTAACTGTAGAGCGTGCATCTCGGCATGTCTGCTAGATTTGATGTCGCCATTGGACATTCTTCTTGTCCACTTAGGAGACGTTTTCTCGTCATTTATACCAACGACATAACGCTTACCAGCCCGCACAATACATACAACCTTACCATGAAAAGATGTCTTGAAAAGTCTTTGTATTGACGTCATACACGTATCTTCCCGGCAACTTCTTGTGCCAATTGACACGCTTGGATAGATTCTTTAGCCATACTTTATCTTGTATTGCCAATGGATACTGGAACACGTCGCTTTTATAGCTAATCATTGATCCAAAAGTATCAACATAGAGAACGGAATCATTTTCTTCTGATAATAGAAATACTACGCCAAAATCACTGTACACTAGTTTGTATTTCATTATGCACCAGTCTTTTTGCTATTGCCATCCCTTCTCTGGATTACTGCGTACAATAAGAGGATGTAGTTGAATGTGTCTGCAAACCTCGTGTTGATTGGCTCTGATGCTTCATAATAAGGGTTGTTTATATTCGATAGAATAGCATCCAGATGCTTCTTCATGTAGATCCACACAATTTTCTCTGGAGGAAGTTGAAGATCTTCTGAGATGGTATCGAAATTCCTCAAGACGTTCTCGCTGCCAAGTGTGTAGTCTGGGCGCTTCCTCTCTCGAATTGTTTTTGCGAGATCTATCAGTTCATCTGCAAATGCATCGAATTCTTTTACTAGCATAGACTCTTCTCGACATGAACAACAAGGTCTTCCATCTCTAACAATGCAGAAGGAGGAACAAACCACGCCTGGCCATATCCTCCATGGTTGTTGAGATACTTATCAATCATTATCTCCCTCCCAATGTTCCATCCAACAATTTGGATAGATGGCGGCATCCCGCGAGTCAAAACAAACACGCTTGACGGATTGTCTCGCCTGCGAACGATTAAGTCATGGTCTGTCGATGCCCTGTGCCGAACCTCAATAGACACATTGTTGACATGAATATCCGGTTTGCCAAACTCATTGATACTCAAGCTGCTGTACACGCCGAGAAACTTGGCTACAGCGATCTCTCCGCACGCCCCTAGGATATGGTCCCTTGTTCCGTCGAGCCATGACTTGTTATACACGGAATCTTCTCTTCCGTGCAGAATGCTCTCCATGCTACGGAGCGCTCCACAGTAGAGAGCTGTCGAAAAATCGCTCTTGTCAAGAAGGATTTGTTTCATCTGTCTCTGGGGCTTCTTCAATAATTGCAGACAGCGGCTCTGTCCCACCGCGCTTTGCATACAATTCTTCAGCTTTGAGAGCGAGCACATTCTTGACTGTCAGTCTTGGAATGTATGCAGCAACGGCAGCCAAGAACGAAAGCAACAGTGACAACAACGACAGCGGGAGAGTGACGAAGAATAGCAGCCTGTTGAGCTGGATCAGAATCGTTCTCATTTCCTTGGACCTATTTGGATCAATGATGTACGTTGACAACCCCATTACCTAACCTCTTCCTTTTTAATTGACGACAGTCCTTTCATGTGTATCATCCTCCATGTAAAGTAAGGGTATTTATCTGCTGCAACTTTCCACTTCACGCGGGCATCATCTCTTGTGTACCCACCCTTACATTCATGAAGTTCGATTTCCATATCGGACTTCACAACAAAGAAGTCGGGGGTGTAAGTCGTTTTTGGGGCTAATCTAAATGTGATCCCCTCATAGATAACATCGAGATATTCTCCAGATGCCATCTTAGGTTTGAGATACTTATCAAAATACGCCTGTTCCGTAGAGTTCATGACTCCAGGAACCTTGCGGGATCTTGCTTTTAGTGTCCTAGTTCTCCTCAATTTCTTCGTGCTTTTTCTTTAGTTTCTTCTTCATCTTTGAGAATCTCCTGTTCTCGATTTGATCGATTAGATCTCTGTCTACCTCCTCTAACAGTCTGTCTTCGAGTTCATCCAAGGCCGCGCTGTCGATCCTGATGTTCTTCACCTGACTAAAATACCTCCTTCCATAGCAGGTTCTCCCTGTCGAGCCGCAGTTTCATTTCGTACATATCCGGCAGGCTCTTGCCGGCAACCTCAAGCTTAGCATCGTCCGATTGTGGTGGCCTCTGGAAAGACCATATCGCCTTTGCCTTGCCGTTCAGGGCATAACTACCTGATGCCCTGGCAATCATGTCATTACTTTGTTGGTTCTTTGTGTCGTGTGTAATCAACAGAAACGCAAATCCGTAGTCCCTTGAGATTGGCAAGAACTTCCTAACGATTCTCTGCTCTCTGTGGTACGCATTGCTGCTCCCGCCTTCTTCTGCCGGCCAGAAATCTGCAAGCGTGTCGAGTACAACCAGTCGTACATGGGGATGATCAGCCATAAATTCAGAAATTGCGTCGAGCCCCCCATCATCCATTGGTCTCCAGGTAAAGGCTGTATGAAGATTGGCCGGCCAGTATGTTATTCCCATCCCTTTAGCTATGGTCTTCCACCTGTCAAAGGCTGGAGACTCCTCTTGCTCAAGATCTAAGTATAACACACCCGACTGTTCAACCTTTCTTCCCCAGCAAGCCTGCCCTGTAGCGACGCACATGGCTGCATACGCAGCTAGAAGCGACTTCCCCTTCTTAGGAGGCGAGCTAAGTACAGTATACCCAGATGAAGGAAGCATACCATCAATAAGGTTTTTTGTCGGAGGTAGAGAGGCCGCTGCAAGATCTGCCAGCGTATAAATCTTAACCTCCCTCTCTTCATCCTCATCCTCCTTTTTGGCGTATGACTTCCATACTCTCTCAACAATCTCGTTCGTAGAACCCTCTGTCCATCCACACCTAGCGGCTAGCTCTCTTAGTAGGGTCTTAGCCTCAAGCTCCAGCATCTTAGGGCGCTGCCTTAGATGGCAGGCGTACCTGAACAGCGAGATCTGCCTTTCCCCCTCAGGGATTCCATCAAAGAAGGATTCTACATCCACTCCCTGCTTTCTGGAGTTCTCCATTTTGATGGTTGCAGAGATCCAGGTTGGAGCTGTCTCAACAACGCTCTTTATCCCGAGCGTGTTGATTGTTCGTATAAAGTAAGGATCCTCATCAGAGTCAAAAGCATACTGCTTTCCATTCGGGTGGATGGTTGGCGGCATGACAACATAACCATTAACGAGGATGTCAACGCTTGGCAAGAACTTTACCCTGCGTTTAATCTCGCTCCCTGCGTTTTCAATAGAATACCATAGATGCCTCCCACGACCTGACCTAATTGTCAAGGTGCTTGGAAGGCTGAGCTCATAGTCTTTTATCGCCTGCTCGCCAGCCTTGCCGTCTATATCCACGACAACACACCACTCCGGGATAGCGGCAGCTATGCCTAGCTGTTTTTCCTCAGCGCGCTCAAACCAAGCAGCGACCACTTCCTTGTTGGTTGTTGCATCATGAAAACCATTTGGCGTTGCCGGTCTCTTGCCAACGACAGGGAATACTTTGATGCCAAGCTTCGCATACCACAGCGCAGCTTTTTGTATTTTTGAAGACATCAAAAATACCCAACTTGTACAGGGTCTGCAAGCTGGATAGATTTTAGATTCTTGACCTCCAAGACTCCACCGTTGCTTGTCTCTACAACCAGATTGCCTCGTGTGTAGTCAAGAACTTTGCACAACCTATAACCATCCCACCAGTTGATATACACCCACCCAGTATGGAGCTTTGTTGCAAGTTCTTTCCAACTTAGCGGGTGCTTTCCTGAGTTCTTGACCGCTTCCTTGGGTAGAGCTTGTTCTTCCTTTTCACCCATCGATAGACTCCGATAGCAGAAATAAATCCGTTGAGGTCGTGCTCATAGTCGTCAATGCTAAGTTCAATATCGTCAAACTTTCCGGTGTCTTTTCCCAGCATTAATACAAATCGCATACGCAAAGGAACCCCATGCTCCTCCTCGTAAGCGTTTGAATAAGCTGCAGTCTGCAGGCGATAGACATCTCTGAAACCGTTTGAAGTCTTGAAATCCACTTGACAGATATTACCGTTTACAGAGGCAAGCAGATCCATCTGCCCAGCGTACATATGATTGAGACTTAGCGTTAGAAGCTCGCTTCTCTGGAAGTGTACATGGTTTGATTCTTCCCACTTCAGGAAAGCTTCAACAGCTCTTGCGCTCTCCATTCGATAAGGAAACGGAGGAGGAGGAAGAAACATCAACTTATTCTTGATGTATTCTTCGATCCATTTATGAGCAGCCCCGCCGATTGATGCAGCATCGTCAAGGCTCCATTTCAATTCCTTGCGAGCATCAACTGCATTCTTCTCATAATCTTCAATGCTGATATTTCCAGACTCTGGGAACCTTGATAGGATGCCTCGATTGAATGTATCCGCTCCCCAATACTTAAGAGCGTTCGACTTCCCGTCGTTGACCTCCTCAAGGATAGACGTTACTCCATCTATAGGCTCACCATCTAGCGTGTACTTATGTTTATCGTCTCTCTTTAGCAGCCTACCTCCGTAGTGGAGGCTTTCCAGTGACTCACTCAAAACGGAAGATCGTCGTCAAGTGCTTTGTCGTTTCCCTTGAAGAATTCAAGGACGGCAGGATCAACCTTGCTCGTCGCTTTTTCTTGCTCGGGGCTGCTCTTCTCTACAACCTTGTTGACATAGTAATTGCGATACTTACCATTTGTCTTCTTTTCTACTTCGACAACCCAATCATTCACCTGCTTGATTGCTGCAGGAATATCACTCGCCTTGTTCACGATTAGTCCCAAAGCCTTGAGCTTCGCCTTGATTACGCCCTTGCGCTGTGGGTCGATGTAGATAAGCTCAGTCTCTGAAATATTCAATGACGGGAAATAGTACCGAAATTTGATCACGTCATTACCATCACGCTCTTCGACGGATCCAGTCACTCTTGCGGTGTACTTCCCGTCAGGTGCGTTCTCGTAGTTTTTCCCACCGGTCTTTGGTTCTTCTAGCTGCCAGTCTGCGTCGAGGTCTTCGAATCGTGCCATTTATCCTCCGATTGTTAGTTGCTTCTTGAGTTCATTGAACATCTCCTGAGGAAGCTCTCGTGGAGACTTGCCAAACATCTTCTTGGATAGCGCCATGATGTCCTCAGGGCGCTTGTCTTTTTGTGCTCCCATTGCAATGAGATCACGAATGTCGCTGTCTGTTGGTAGGGCAGGAATGGCCGCAGCACCATCAAGAAAATTCGCGATAGCCTCGCCAAGATCGGCTTTTGGACACTTGATCACAGCCCCATCAAGAAACTTATAGCGAGTCTTGGATACCACGAAGTTGTGGTCTAGGTCCATATCTGCCACGAGGTCTAGCTCGTACTCGATTCCGTCCCTCTGAATTGGAGCCATCCCAAGCTTGCGTGGCTGCATCTTCCCTGTGGATTCATTGCGCTCCAGGACGTACTCCGTCTTGGTCCGCATGGTTACAATAAGATGCAGCGGAACGGCAAGCAACGCCTCAACCAGTCGGTTGTGCATCGGAGTCACGTCGCGCCATGCAGCGAAAGCATTGCCACTTTGTGTACGCTTTGCAATCTTGTCTACTTGTTCTAGAGCGCCACCCTTCCCAGCCCAAGCGTGAGACAGAGAGTCAATCACCAACACCCCGACAGAATCTTTTAGTTTTCCGGCAGCTTCGATGAATGCCGTGTAATTGTCCGGAGAATAGTCTGGCAGAGCGTCGCCTTCGTAGAACTCGAACTCGTCAGCATACTTTTTCGCAGTACCATGCTCTGTGTCTAGCACAAGGATCTTTTTACCTCGCGCAAGCCCTGTAGCCAGAGTCAGTGCCGTCCAGGTTTTACCACTACCGGGAGGGCCGTCAATTGCAATTCTTGCGTGGAGTCCGCTGCGCTCAGCTTTCTTTAGTTGCATTACTCCCCTTTCTGTTGGTTGAGATTGATGAGGGCCCGCTTGAATGCGAGCATCCTTCCAACCTCAGGTCGAATCTGGTCGATCAAATTCCTCTTTGATATCCCAACTGCAGCAGGGACTCTTCCCCTGTGCGGCAGGATAGTACAGATAGTATAATTGTTATCGACCGAAAAGTAAATATGCTCAGGGATATGTGCAGTTGGATTGTGCTTTTTATATCGAGCAACAATCTTGCTAACTTCCGGAGACGTGGTTCTTACACGCTCGAAATCCATATAATCAATAACCCCTCAATAAATGCCACTGTCCATAAAATTTCTGCAACCCAAGTTTTATTCAGTCTTTGGGAATCTTTGAAGAATGTCGTCCGTAGTAAAGACGCACGAGTCTTTGTCGGATTCTCCGAAGAATGTAAAGCCACCGTGTTCTTCGAATCCAACTGACGTTGGAGCATACCTAGCACCATCCTTTTCCACGACATATTCATATTTGAATACTTCGTAAATTCCATCGAGGATCATCTTAGAGACGGTGTTTGGGTCCGATGTGTTTCCAAGCTGGAAACCACTGCATATCCGCTCGACTGCTGGACGAATAACCTCAGGACAACTGGTCAGGAATGTATCAAACCATTCCTTTGAAAAGATCTCCATGCCTGGAGGCGTGTTCATTCTTAATTCCCCTTTCTGTTTTGTGGTGTCGCTTTCTTCACTTCACCATGAAGTTTTAAGATCAAATCTTTAAGCGTTTTTTCCCAAGTCCTGACATAACCGAGCTGTAACACCACATGTCCAACAGGCATCTTTTGGATCGTATCAATCTTCTTTGAGATGTGAAGTGCCTTTCTTGCTGTGGTTATGGCGTGATCTTTTAGCTTTTTGATTTTGTCGAGTTCTTTCTTTTTGAATTCTTCAAACGCTTTTCTTTCGAGCTTTATCGTTTCCTTGTGTTTGGCCTCGCTTTTTTGCATGTCATTGAGCTTTTTCGACAAGCGCTGGATCTCTTTTTTCTGTCGCGCCACCTCTGCTTTTGCGGCCTTTGCGATAGACTCCGCCTCTGTTTGTATCCACCTGGCAATTAGTCCATCAGTGTAGGAGGATGGCTCTTGCATTTAGCTCACACTCTTTCTATACCCACCATAAAATTCGGACACAGCCCGCATCAACATTGACAGGGCTAGCCCGCGACTGCAGAGGTATTTCTCAGACAACTCTTTTGCGGTGACGTGCTTGTCGAGCCATGCATCAACGTCGTCTTTCGCAATCTGGATTGAGATTGCCATTGTGCCCCCATGTTAAAGTTAATGGTCACACGAGGAGCAACGGCCCAGAGAAACCGTTGCCTCTCGTCTACTGTGTTTCCCGGAAAAGTACACAGAAAAACTTTTTTAAGAACAGGTGAACGAACGGTACCGAATGAGCACGTCCTTTCGATGCCCTCAATGGGCGGTAGTTGTTACTGGTTATGAAGCATTCTCTGGCATGCTCCGGTGAAAAAACTAGAATCCAAGACGATTATGTTATCTTTTGTTTGTCGATCCTGACTCGACCCTTCGGCGTTACGCGGACCACTACTTCGCCGTGATCGGCAAGCACTCGAATAATTACTCCATATTTTTTGTGCGACATTATTCGTTGTACTACTGCCGGACCCCAAGTAAACCCCGCTGGGGTGTTTGACAGCGGAAATACAGGTTCGCTCATGCCTTCTCCTTCCCATCGAGCGCGGCGAGGGCGGCGTCGAGTTCTCGCCACCTGACGGCTTGCTCGTGCTCGTCGGCGCCGTCGCAATAGCGGTGATGGAATCGTTTCGCCGCCTCGACCACCTTCCGCAGCCGCTCGTTTTCGGCGCGGAGTTCTGTGATCGTCACGAAGTCGCGGGCGATCCGGTCGCACAGCGACTTCTCCCGATCCTGCTTGTCGAAGTATTCGTTGAGCGCGGCGAGATCAAATGCGAGGCTCACTTCTCCTCCCTTCCGAGCGCCCGGCGGACGGCGGGCATCCCAAGGAACTCTTCGCGAGATCCGCGTGTGATTTGCACCGCCTCGTAGCTGCATCGTTCGTCTGAAAACTCGGTCGCCGCTCCACCGAATTCTTCTGCCGCAAACCTGATCGCCTCCTCCGCCTCGTCACGCTCGCGCAGTGCCGCCAGCAGCGCCTCTTGGAACGCATCACGTTCGCGCTCGGCCTGTTCGGCGCGGGTGTCCACCTCAGACAGGTGAGCGACGAATCGGTTCCGCTCGTTCTCCATCTCGATGCGGTGTCGCTTCTCGTCATGCTCTCGGTTGGCGATGGCATCTGCCGCGATCCTCGCATTCAGGCTCTTCGCCGCAGAAAGCTCGCGCACCTCGCGCCGTAGCAGCCCGACGCACGAGCAGTGCTTCTCGTCACCGTTGCACGTCTCGGACGCGGCCTTCTCCATGCTGCGCGCGTAGTCTTCCAGTTCGTCTTCGGCTTTGAGTAGCGTGGTGTGCAACTGGATCATCTCGTTCGCGCAGCCCATCGGCTTGTCAGTTCGCATCCAGAAGAGATCCAACGGCTTCGTCGAGTCAAGTGGCGGTCTCGGTGCTTCTTCGAAGTGGACGATGCCCGGCTTGCTCTCGACGATGCGGCAGAAGTACCCTTGCCCGGCTGGGAACTCCCACTCGTAGAGCGTGCGCGGGAAGGTCGACTCATGCTCCTCTCGGAAGACCTTGCGCTCGGTGGCCTCCGCCTCGCGCTTCAAGGCTTCGATCTCGTGTGGGTAATAGGCGCGGGTGTCGTTGTTATGGTCGTTTTGATCCATTACGATTCCTCCTCTCTGGTTGGCTCTTCGTACTTCATCGGGACCAACTCCGCCCCGCAGTAGAGGCAGAACTTCGCGCCGTTCTCGCTCGGTCCGTCGTGCTCGAACGCGAAGATGTTGTCGCACCCGGTATTCCACCAGCCGTCCTCGTTCTCGGCCCAGACGCACAGTCGTTTCTCGTTCACCCCTCACCTCCAATCGCCTCGCGCCCGCGCCGGGCGAGGTTGGTCTCGGTTGGGCTCACCCCGTCCGCCAACCGCATCAAATACGCCTCGTTGTCAAGCTCTTGCATCGACCCTTCTGGTCCGGTCTCGCACAGGATCGAAAGAGCCTTCGCTCCGAACTTCGCCAGCGGCAGCAGCGCCTCGATCCTCTCGCGCAACGCCGCGTTCTCGGTGCGGAGGGCGTCCTCGACTTCACGCCTACCGAACGACTTGCCAGTCTCGATGGCGTTAGCGAACCATCCGATCATGAAGCCGAGATCGCTAGCTCGGTTCAGT